GAGTACGCAAACCTTAGAAGTCAGTGTGTCTTCCAGTTATCACAGTTGGTAAACGACCATCAGGTAGCTTGCAGTATGGGTGACGTGCGTATCAAGGAAGCAATCATTGAGGAACTAGCTCTCTACCAAGACGCAAGTAAAGGAGACGGCAAGCGTATGCCAACAGTTAAGGATGACATCAAAGCCTTACTCGGCAGGAGTCCAGACATCAGTGATACCCTAATTATGCGATGCTATTTTGAAGTGCGTAATAAATTAGCCCCAGGGCAGTCGGAAGACAGGAAGGAAAGAGCCTCAAAAGTTGCCAACCAATTCAACATGGACTCATCCTTTAAGGAGCAAAACAGTACCAAGTAACAAACATGATATACTTAGGGGTAAATGTCATCATATTACGAAAGGAACAAGGACGAGATAAACCGAAAAAGCCGTGAGTATTATCAAAAGAACTTAGAAGAGAACAGGCGTAAACGTAGAGAGTACAACCAGAAGCATAGAGAGAAGCTTAGTGAGGGGGCAAAGCAGTGGAGGCAAGACAACAGAGCACAGTGCTTAGAACATTATTCAGGGGGAGATGTAAAATGTAACTGCTGTGCAGAAGATGCAGAGCAATTTATGTGCATTGACCACATAGATGGAGGCGGCAGTGAACACCGAAAGACCCTAAAGATTGGCATCTATAGGTGGCTGATAACAAACGACTTCCCTGAAGGTTTCCAGGTGCTGTGTCACAACTGCAATCTCGCTAAAGGGTTTTACGGTAAGTGCCCACATGAAGCCAATAGCACCAAGTAGCCGTGGTATAATGTAGACAATTACAGACCTTATAAGTTGGTGGACAACTTTACAATAAATGGAAACAGCCTTAGACATCATCAGGAAGCAGGAGAACGACTACAACAACTCTGACACTCAGATTAGTGAGCACGTTAGTTTCTCCCCAAAGGATACAATCGACAAGATTGAAGCGTATCTTAATAGTAAGCACATCACAGGAGAGGTAGATTCACTTAACCGTGAAAAGCCTTTCTTCAACATCGTAACTGCTGCGTCTAACGTATGGTACCGAGCTACTGACATTGACCGTAAGGACATTCGTATCAAGCCAACAGTAAGCTCTAGTCACACCACAGCTATCCTAGCGAACGCTAAGAGCAAGGAGTGGATGAGGAAGTCTAACTTCGGAGTATGGTTAAACACATGGGGACTGACACTCGCACAGTATGGTTCAGCAGTATCTAAGTTTGTTGACGTAGACGGTGAGCTTATCGCAAAGGTAGTTCCATGGAATCGCCTTATCGTAGACGCTATTGATATTGAGGGCAACCCTATCATTGAAAAGAACTTCTACACACCAGCACAGCTACGAAAGAATGAGCTATTTGATAAAGACCAAGTAGAGTCACTTATCCTACATGCACAGCAAGCACGTGAAACAACTAGAGGTGACAAGGTAGACACTAAAGCAGACTACATTGAGGTCTATGAACTTCATGGTGACTTCTCTAAGGCACTACTCGCAGACAATGAGGAAGATGAGGAAGCATGGATGGACACATTCGTACAGCAAGTACACATCTGCTCCTTTATTGAAACAATGAAAGACGGCAAGTCAGAATACCTAGACTACACTCTATACAAAGGACAAGAAGAAAACCCTTACCACGTCACTCACCTTATCAAGCAAGACGGGCGTTCACTCTCTATCGGGGCAGTAGAACACCTATTTGAAGCACAGTGGATGGTAAACCATAACGAGAAAGCTATCAAAGACCAACTAGACCTAGCGTCTAAGATGGTATTCCAGACATCTGACCCTGCATATCAAGGGAAGAACACAGGNGACCTTGACAACGGAACTATCCTATACCATGAGCTTAACCAGCCTTTGACTGAACTGAACAACTCATCACATGACATCGCACCACTTGAATCAAGTAAGGATTCATGGAGAGGACAAGCAGGTGAAGTATCAAGCACACCAGACTCACTACGAGGAGTAACACCACCGTCAGGAACAGCACTCGGTACAGTTCAGATTACAACACAACAAGGTCTCACTCTTTGAACTAATGACAGAGACTAAAGGACTTGCACTAGAAGAAATCTGGCGAACATACGTAATCCCTAACATCAAGAAGCAACTAGACACTAAGGAGGAAATCGTAGCAACACTAGACAGCATGAGTATCAAGCAAATTGACTCACTATACATTCCTAACGAAGCTAAGAGACGATACAACGAACTGGCAGTAGAGAAGGTTATCAAGGCACTAGAGACAGATGACATGTCACAAGTTCCAGCACCCTTTGACGCACCTACAGAAGAACGTGGGGTTACAGAAGACCTAGAGTCATTAGGTGACACACGATACTTCAAACCAGATGAGCTAGACGAGAAGACATGGAAGGAAGTCTTCAAGGACTTTGAATGGGACGTAGAGATTGAAGTAACCAACGAGCAATCAGACAAGCAAGCACTACTGTCTAACCTGAACTTCACACTCGGAACACTAGCCTCACTAGGCGATGTAGAGAACGCACGATTAGTTCTTAACAAGGTACTAGAAGAAACAGATATCTTCTCACCTATGGAACTAGCATCAGTATCCCAAGCTCCAACTCCTGCTCAACAGCAACAAGAAGCACCAGTAGCACCACAAGGACAAGCACCAACACCTCAACAACTAGAGTAATCGGTGGGGTGGACAACTTATGAACATATTAAAAGCAATAAAGAACAAACTTATGGCAAAATTACACCATGCACCAATCCCTGTTGACGATAAATCAGCAGCACTTGAAGCTATCGCAGCTTACAAGGCACAGAATCCTGTGAAGTACGAGACAAAGAAAGCAGCACTATTCGCTAAGTATGGCTTAGACGAGCTAGAAGACAGCGTAGAACCAGTAGAAGACGACAACGACAAGGAACTAAAGGCACTAAAGAAGAAAGTGGCAAAGAAAGCAGTCAAGAAAGTTACTAAAGATAAAGAATAAGTATTATGGTGGAAAAGAAATTCAAACGACTAACGGACGATGAGATTAACTGGGTACGAGCAACCTTCAAGGACAACGAACAAGGACTTGTTACTCTACGGAAGATTCTATTACAAACAGGTGAATCAGAAACACCTATTGGATTTTACCGTGACTCATGGGCTGGACTAGACCTTAAAGGACTAGACGCAGACGGGCGAGTACTAGCAGTAGCGTCTCACCAGAGTATGCTCACACAGCTAGAAGCAGGACTTAGAACTGTTAGTGTCCTTGCTGACAAGACAGAGAAAGAACTAGAGGAAGCAGTAGAGCAAGCAAAGAAGAATAGTGCTAAGTAGCACGTGGTATAATAATAGTAAGTTCCAAGTCAGTGGAAAGAAAATATACTGTCACTATAACCCAAGCGTATGGATAATTACGACAACGAAGAAGAAGTAGTGGAGACTGAATCTCCCGAAGTAGAACTAGAGGAAGTTGAGGTAGAGGAAGAAGAAACCGAAACTGAAGAAGAAGCAGTTGATTGGGAAGCACGTGCTAAGAAAGCAGAAGCGACCATAATCAAAGCAAAAGACAAGCACAAAGCACCAAAAGAAGAAGCATCTACACCAAAGACTGACTCTAAACTGTCTATCTTTGACCAGAAGGCTATCTTTAATGCAGACATAGACACACAAGAAGACCTTGACGAGATTTTAGACTATGCAGAACGAAAGAACATTTCAGTTGCAGACGCTCTAAACTCAACCGTCATCAAAGCTACCCTTACAGAAAACGCAGAGATACGGAACTCAGCCAAAGCTGTTAATACAGGTACAGGTAGACGAGCAAGTGGAACAGTAACAGACGCTCAACTATTGGCTAATGCCTCAAAAGGTAAGATGCCAAGTTCAGATGAAGATATTGCAAAACTAGCACGAATGCGTTTCAACAAAAAGGAGTAGCCACTGGTGGGGTATAACAATAAACTTACCCTTAAAATGGCAAATACAATAGCATCACGAGTATATCGTGACAAATATCGTTCAGCAACACTAGACACACTTCTACGAGGTGCAATGGTTTCTGAATCAATCACAGCAGTAGACCGAAGCAACAACAAACGAATCCAGTCACCTTATAGTTCAACACCAACTATTGAAGTGCGAGCTCTAGCAGGAACTTATACTCCAGCAGACTTCACTACAACAGATGACACATTGACTGTAACTGACGAGTTCATCGTTGGAGAGCACATCATGGACTTCCAGGAGTCACTTACACAATTCGACCTATTCGCAGCACGTACAGAGCAAATGGCTTTCAACGTAGCTAAGAAAATCGACGAGTTTGTATTGAACAACCTCTGTGAAGACGGAACAGGAACATACACAACACCAGCAGGTGGTTTCACCACAGCAGCTAACGTAAATGAAATCTTCGCAAACATCAACGCACAAGTTGACGGATACGCAGACTCATACAACGGAAAGTTTGTTGTACTTGAAAACACTGACATGGTTGGACTATACCAAGCAGGAGCGTCAAACGGATTCACATTCTCTGACAATGTTCTGAACAACGGTAAAGTTGGACAATGGATGGGAGTTGACATCTACGTAGTACGAACTGGTACTTTCACAGATGCAACAGTTGGAACAATCACATGGACAAACGCAGGACACCGAGTGGCAGGAGTAAAGAATGTAGCAACTACAGCTCTACCAGGAGGTATCAAGACAGAAGAAAAGATGGTTTCAGGTAAGACTGGAATGGAAGTAGCAACTTATGGTTACGTAGGATTCAAACTATGGGCACCTAAAGTTACACTTGTAATCGACATCACACTAGCGTAGTTATTAGCCTCCTTTATTGGGGGGCTTCTGGGCAAGTGTGTTCCCACCAGCGCACTTACTTGGAATCACCCCCGTAAAGGATAATCAAAAAATTATATATGGCATTAGCTAACGGAACAAACCCACACTTTGAAGGACTAACCATGAAGGCAGTCCAACTTACTCCAGACGCAGCAGGAAGTGTTGTAAACAGTATCGCACCATCAGTACGGTCTGTAGCACTTTTAGCAAACGTCAACGGTGTGACTGACTTCGTAACACTTCCAGCACTCTCATCAGTGCCAGAAGGACACGAAATCACAATCATCGCAGGAGCAGCTAACTGTGAAGTTAGGACACCAGCAGGGACAGACGAAGAAATCAACTCAGAGAACTGTGACGGTACAAAAGAATACCTTTTGACTGCTACAGAGATTCACCGATTCACTAAAATCGACAACACCATCGGATGGATGGGACAAGGATTTACAGCTATCGGAGCAGTTGCTACAGCAGTAGTACCTGACTAGTTAGTTCTTAGAGGGCTTACGAGCCTTCTATAGAGCCAGTTAGTAGCGGCTTAACTTAATTAAACAATATGGATTCAGCAAAATATCTAAACACAGCAGCCTCAGTACAAGTAAAGGCAGGGGGAGGGCAGGTCTACGGAATCATCGTAAACTCACACTCATCAGGGACAGTAAAGTTATGGGATAGCTTAACCGCAGCCAATGACATTATTGTAAACACTTACTCTTACCCATCAGGGTCACAGGTAGTAATGTTCCCAACACCTATCGACTTCTACACAGGTCTTTACTACACAGAGGGTGGTACAGCAGACGTTACAATAATCTACAAATAACATGGTCTTTAGTGACGTTACTAACAATCTTGGTATCGTAGAACAAGCACGCTCAATGATGCGCGTGGACTCTACTCAGTGGCCAGCATATCAAGTAGTGAACTCATGTAACAACTACCTAGACACCATTACAGGCTACGCTATTGGAGCAGACCGTAACTTCCAATGGGATGACACAAACCACACCAAGCTACCTGTAGGAACTACAAACCTAACCGCTACACAAGCAGACTATTCATTCCTTACTGACGAACAAGGTAACTCTATCCTTAACCTTACAAGGATAGACATTCTTGACCCTGACGGCTCATACCGTGAGCTAGAACTCATTGACCAGTCAAACATTGACGTTGCCTTAGACGCATACAAGAGCACAGACGGACTACCAACACAGTATGACAAGATTGCAGACAACATTATTCGGCTATACCCAACACCAGCTACATCAGTGTCGGCAGGACTTAAGTTCTACTTCCAACGGTCAGCATCATACTTTGACGCTACAGATACAACTAAGGAGCCTGGTGTGGCACCTTTGTTACATCGTGGCTTCGTTATCGCAAGTGCGTATGACGGTGCTATGTCTCTAGGCCTCAAAAACCTACCGCAACTTACTGGGGAAATGGACAGAGAACACATGAAGATGAAGAAGTACTTTGAAGTGCGTAACACAGACATGAACAGACGAATGACCCCATTCGTACAAAGCAACCGATAATATGGCAATAACTAATGAGTCAAAACCAACAACAGGAGTACCACAAACTGAACTCAATGTAGGTAGTGGTTACAACCTACTCATCAGTAACACTTACAAGCTCATTATCGGAGCCTTGAACGTCACAGCAGGGATGACCAACAAGGACAAGGCAAGTGTAGGTGAAACATGGGGGACAATAGCAACCACATGGGCAGGAGAGACACAGACATGGCTAGAAGCGTCACAACTTATAGGCAACACCTCAAAGCCAACCACATCTATAACTAACACAAGTAAACCAGCATAATATGGCAAGTATCACCAACATAGAATCAGGAGACTTAATCACAGACTCACGCGCTGATATAAATAACAACTTCACTAACCTCAACACAGACAAGATTGAGACTTCTGTTCTTGATACTGATACTACATTAGCTGCTGACTCTGACACTAAGGTAGCAACACAGAAAGCTACTAAGGCATATGTAGATGCAGGAGGTAACGTAAACGCTTCTACAACATCTAAAGGTATTGTAGAGGAAGCAACACAGGCAGAAGTAGATGCAGGAACCGCAGCAGGGGGGACAGGAGCTAGACTATTTGTCAACCCATCAACACTACCTAAAGGTACAGAGATTGTTGACTTTACATCTAGTGGCACATGGACAAAGGATACGGGGCTAGTACAGATTCTAGTACGAGCATGGGGAGCAGGAGGAAGTGGTGCATTATCTGACTCAGGCGGTGTAGAGACGGGTGGCGGTGGCGGTGGCGGATACTCAGAGCTAGTTATCTTAGCTGCTGACTTAGGTGCTACAGAAACGGTAACTATCGGAGCAGGAGGTGTCGCACCAACTACAGGAAGCAACGGACACGGTAACGCAGGAGGGAACTCAACATTCGGCTCTTTACTAACTGCATACGGAGGTGGAGCAGGTAACTATGACGGAAGTGGAGGCGGAGCAGGAGGCGGTGGTGG